ATTACAAAATAAAAAGACCCTAGCATCATTTCTGATGCTAAGATCTTGATTGGTCATCTTAACTTAATGACATTGCAATTCAGAGCCGTTTGTTGTAGCAGAATCCGAAGCGACCGACGGTGCAGCAGTTGAGCCGGAGAAAGCCGTTGAGAATGACGAGAACGTACCGGATTTTATGAAAGATTAGGGAGGATATGAAGAATGATTTTTGTAAAATTAGCAATTTTGTTATGGGTGTTGTTTTTCGTTATAGGAAAGTTTGTTGCTTCCGGCATTAGTTTAGAAGAAGAAATACGTCATTCTCTCGGTGTTCCTTACAAGGTCACTTTTGGCAGGGTTGTTCTTGTAATCGTGTTTATCGCAGCACTCATTGATTCGTTCGTGGCACTTATTTGGTTTCTGTTTTTGAGATAAGGAGGTTTTCCATGAGAGTTATATCGCAGGACGGAAGATTAGATTTTCCGTATGATAGCAGTTCGGTTTCTTTATATGCAGGATGTATAAATGGGCGCGTTTATGTGAGAATGCAGATGTGTGGATATGATGATTCAGTAGATGTTGCAGATTATTCCACGGAAGAAAAAGCCAAGAAAGCTATGGAAATGCTTAGAGATGCATATATCGGTATGCCTATCGTAATGCAGAATATTGATGTTTCAGAAGATGTGGCGAAGGAATTTGAAAGATTAAAGAAATGCGGTATTATGGTGCAAACAGAAAATCAGCCGTCAAAAATAGAATGCATTAGCAATGCTATCTTTCAGTTTCCTACAGAGGAAGAATTGGAGTAGGGTATGGAACTTAGAGTTTTGGGGTCAAGTAGTTCCGGCAACTCATACGCCTTAATTGCCGACAATGGAGAAATCCTTTCCATTGAAGCCGGTTGCAAATTTCTTGATTTCAAGAAAATGATTGATTGGAAAATCTCGAACGTTGTCGGTTGCATTGTGAGCCACGAACACGGAGACCATGCACGATACATAAAAGATTTCATGAAATCCGGCATTCCGGTTTATACGGCATTTGAAACACAGACCGCACTTGAAACAATAACCGGAGAACGTACAATAGCCATTTCACCACGCAGAACACGGCAAATCGGCAGTTTTTCAGTAACACCATTCAATGTACCACATGACACAGAAATTGAGTGTTATGGATATTTAATCAAGCATGAGGAAATGGGGCAGTTATTGTTCATGACTGACTTGGAATATTGCAAGTACAATTTTTCAAAGCTGAACATTGAGCATATCATGGTTGAAGCCAATTACAGTATGGACTTGGTAGACAGGGACGAGCCAAACTATGAACACCGCCTGCGAGGGCACATGAGCCTTGATACGGCACTTAAATTTATTCAGACGAACGACAACCCAGCTTTACGAAATGTCGTTTTAATACACTTATCGGACACAAGCGGAGATCCCGCGTTATTCCTACAACGAACGAAAGAAACAATTGAATATGGAGCAAATGTTTATGTTGCAGAAAAAGGGTTAGAGGTTGATATGAACCTTTGTCCGTTCTGAAAGGAGAAAGCATGGAGAAATTCTATATCGTATCCAATGAGCAGTTTTTGAAAGAGATTGGAGATTTCAAAAAGCATTCAGAGGAAAGACGGAAAGTAATAAATGAGTTCTTTGACAAGAAAAGAATTGCCGGAGAATGCTATCAAATTTGCGGTGATGGCGCGATCAATAAACCTTTTAAAGATTTTCAAAAGGGCGAGATTCGATTGTATATAGAGTCTTGCAAGGAAAACAATCAGAAATTCGGAAGGGTATTATTAAAGCCCGTCAAGTTGTTTTGCGATTCGGATGTGATGATGCGGAAGTTTAGAGCGAATAGTAAGACACTAAAAGAGTTCCAGAACTTATGTATCGAGAGAAACATTGTAATCAATAATCATCCGATTAGAGTGGGAGATTATTTCAGAGAATTGCATATGGGCGGTTACTCTGTTTCGATATTCGAATACAACGGGAAAATGTATTTGAGAATGTATACATCAAGATATGATGACATTACACCGGAACAAGAGGGATTCAACGAAATCAAAGGCAGTGAGTATTTTAACTCACTTGAAGAGTTAGAGAAAAACAAACATTAGGTTGAAACACCTTGGCGAAATCCTAAAAGAAACTATCTTGTTTGGCGAATAGTTATCACAAACCTTATTGAAAGCCATGTCTTGGCGGTGCGTTCATCGTGCCGCCCTTACAAAAGATTGGAGGTAAAAATTGAAATTATGTGAATACTGTATGGCTGAATTTGATCCGAAACAACAAAATCAGAAATACTGTAGACCCGACTGTGCAAGAAGATCTGCGCAGTTTAGAAATTTTAAAAAGGCTGGAAGAATTGTGTATACAAGAATATGCCCGAAATGTGGCAGGCTGTTTATGACGATAAATGAACGCAAAGTTCATTGCCAAGACTGCATCGGCAATGAAGTTAAAGAACGATTGAGGAAGCCAAAGAAAAAGGATGATGCAATCAAGGCTGTGAATCACATGGCGCGCGCTTCCGGTATGAGCTACGGAAAGTTTGTGGCTCAAATGAGCATGAAGCCATTGGAGAGGAAGTGATTGGATGCCGAATGTAAATTATAAGCAGCTATATGCAATAAAAAAGAACAACGAGAAACGGATATTAAGCATTTGTCCGGAAATGAAAAATCAGAGCGGAATTTATTTCTACACGAGGACTGATGAAAACGGTATATCTTACTTTTATATTGGACAGAGCGTTGACTGCTTAGAGAGAAATATTTCACATTTATCCGGTTTTCAGCACATAGATCTTTCGATTAAAAAAAGAGGATTTTATAGTGAAGAAAATCCGTATGGGTGGAAATTGAATTTTATCCATTATCCGAGAGAGAAACTTGATGAAATGGAACAATATTGGATTTTGGAATATACAAAGAAAGGTTATCAATGCCGTTACAACAAAACGGCTGGCGGTCAAGGTACAGGAAAAGAAAAGATAAACGAATTTAAACCTGCAAAAGGCTACAGAGACGGTCTTAAACAAGGAAGAATCAACATGGCTAGGGAATTATCACGCATCATCGAAAAACACCTTGTCGTGTCGGTCAGAGAAGATAAGCGCGGCAACAAAATTTCCGAAAAGCAGTTCGAGAAATTCAAAGACTTGCTGAAAGAGGGTGATTAAGTGGCAGAAGTCAAGTGGATTAAAATCACAACAGATGTTTTTGATGATGAAAAGATTCTGCTGATTGAGAGTATGCCGAGTGCGGATAGCATCATTACGATTTGGTTCAAACTTCTCATTCTTGCTGGAAAACAGAATAACAACGGTGTGTTTATGATGAGCAACAAGTTGCCGTTCACGGACGAAATGCTTGCCACCATTTTCCGCAGAGATTTGAACACGGTAAGGCTTGCGCTTAAGACTTTTGAAGAATTTGGAATGATTGAAGTTGTTGACAATGTGATAACGATTCCTAATTGGAATAAGCATCAAACGCTTGACGCTTATGAGAAGAAAAAGGAACGTGACAGGCTATATCAGCAGAACCGAAGAAAGAAGCAGAAGAACCTAATTGAGCAAAAATCGCCCGATAAATCGTCTGACGTCGCTGTTTCAGATAAAGAAGAAGAAAAAGAAGAAGATAAAGAGAAAGAAAATATAAAAGAAAATTCGCTGTCGACCGATTCCGGAGATTTGTTTGATTTTGACGATGCATGGAAAAAGACTTTTAGCATATATCCCAAGAAAACAGCGTACAGTACCTCTAAAACAGCTTGGATGGATAAAGTGCTAGAAGTTATCGAAGAGAACCAACCGGACATTGCACGGCTGTTATACAAAGCCACAGAAGCATATTTGAGTGACTATCAAGAAAAGAACCCAGACGATACGGATTTTCGGTATATTCCAAAATATGTTGATTGGCTGAAAAATGATTGCGACTATTGGTTGCAGATTGCGGAGAAACGAGGTGATTGCATTTGACAGAAGCAGAGTTCGGAGTGATCGGGTGCGTATTGATTGACAATGATGTGCTTAATAGCATCTGGCGGACACTGAAACCGGAAATGTTTAGTTCGGATTTTGCGCAGGACACATACAAGGAAATGCTTGCAATGTATGACCGGAATGAAAGTATCGACCCAATGTCGTTATCAATGGCACTTGAAAATCACAAATACACGCAGGAACAGATCAGCGAATTGATGAAATCCTGTATTTCGGGAACAATCACTTCAACTATGGTTAAAAGTTATGCCGATGCGGTTGCGAAAGAATACAAGGCGAGAATGGTTCGGGAAATGTACCAGAAATCCAGTTTAAAACCATGCGACATTGATGATACAATCAGCGATCTTCTTACAAGACTTGAACATTTGCAAGAGGGGAAAGAAGTAAAGTTAAAACCAATTAAGCAGATTTCAGTTGAGAATAAAGACAAATATTTCAACGAAAGTGTTGGAGAGGGAGGTATAAAAATCGGGTTATCGCAACTTGATGATGCACTTGGAGATCTCGAACGCGGTGACGTAACAGTAATTGCTGCAAGACCGGCAGTTGGAAAATCCGCACTCACAACGCAGATCATTGGGAATATGGCAAAAAAGGGACTTAAAGTCGCATATTTCAACTTGGAGATGATCGATAAACAGGTGTATGAGCGATTTATTTCAAGGCTTGCGGAAATCGGCTTAACGAGAATCAGAAGGGCAAAAGCGTTTCTTGGTGATGAACAGGAAAAATTTAACCAAGCAAATGAAGAAATGAGTAATTATCAATTATGGATTGCATCCGGGACTGTATCTCCGAGAGAGATAAAGTCAGAATGCATACACCAAAGCTTTGATGTTATCGTTGTTGACTATCTGCAATTGCTTATGCCGGATAACAGATATTCCGGAAGAAATGAAGAAGTAGCATCAATTTCAAGAGGTTTAAAATCGGTTGCAAGAGACTTAAATACACATGTGATAGCACTTTCACAGATAACAAGAGCTTCCGAAAGCAGAGAAACAAAAGAGCCTACCATGGCAGAGTTGAGGGAATCCGGGGCAATCGAACAGGATGCGTCAAACATAATTATGCTGTGGAATCTGTCAGACAATGACAAGGGAGCCAAGGGCGTAAAAATCGAGAAGAACAGACAGGGAATGACAATGCGTGAAGCAATGGAATTTGACGGAGATCACATGAAGTTTGTTGAAATCGACAAGCCATTTGATGATGTTGTTGCGGAAATAAAAAAGAAAGAACGTGGGGACGGATTCAAGCCATACAATGGCAATTGCCCATTTTAGAGGTGCGATATGGCAAGTGCAAAAATCGAAAAAGGTTCGGAAGAATGGCAAGTATTCATGGATTATTGGAAGTTTATCCAAGACTACTACGCGCCTGATAATGACGATGCATGGTGGCAGGAAGTGATGAAAGCCGGAGAAAAACTGATAAACAAGTACAAAGGTATGGAAATCGAGGAACGTGCAAGACAGCTTGTATTAAGTCATTTTGCATGGTTGGAAATTACATACAGAAAGGGTAAAAATGTCGGAACAAAGATTGTATGAGATTGTTAATCTCAAAACAGGGCAAGTATACAACCGGGTGAAAAGCAACGAGGTAAGAATGGTGATCGGGTTGCCAAGACATATTCAAATCGGTCAAGTTGCAAACTCCAAAGATAAAACATACAAAAACTGGTATGCTCAAATACTTGACGATCGGTGCGAAAGAGTCTTTCGGAAATCAAAAATTTACCCATTTACGAAAAAGACGTACAAGCAGTGGGAAAATCTGAATCGGAGGTATTCGCAGGTATGAGCAATGCATTAAAGAGAAAAAGTAATAAAAATCTGTTTTTTACAAAGCAGGACACGAAGATTATTGGCAGGAATAGCTTCGAAAAGCGAAATTCTGATGCGGTTATCACAAAATCATACAAAGAGTTTGTCGTGATCGGCTACATTATCTTGCATGACAAATTCGGATTCGGGCAGAAACGCATTGTGCGATTGCAGGAATTATTGAAACAGTATTTAGATGCCGCGTCTGCCGACGGTTGGAATGGGAAAGATTTATCCGTAATGCTGAAACAGAAATATGAAATTGACGTTCAAGAGAAAGTGAGAAGTGTGTCGCAAAGACAGCTTATGATCTTGTACGTAAAGAAAGGATTCTGCATCGAGCGAGAAGCCTACAGACTTTCCAGTGCGTCATTGTTTAACTATTTTGCACTCACGCTTACGATTCTGAAAAAGGAATTTAAGCTGTCTGTTAAGCAGTTGCAGGAGTTTTCGGATAAGTTTGTTGATTATATTGATACGTTAGCTAATTACAAGCAGTTTCAGTTGACGGTGCCGATGATAGCACAAAGTTTGGCAGATGAGATTAAGTTTGTATGTGATTTGGAGGTTTAAATATGCTGAACAGAGAGAAATATGCGAAAGAGATTTTGGATGTTGTGTGTAGTGGTCATTGCTTCGCTAAGGTTGATGGGAAAATTACAGAATGTGGCAGAACCGATTGCGATGAATGCGATTTCGGTGACAGCTTCATTTGTATGGCGAAAGCAATGGAATGGGCGAACAGTGAATATGTTGAGCCACCTGTTGATTGGAGCAAGGTAGCGGTCGATACGCCGATTCTTGTGAAAGACGTAAAAAGCGGCGAGTGGAATCGGGGATATTTTGCAATGTATGAAAACGGCACGGTGTTCACTTGGTATCATGGAGCAACATCATGGAGCGCAGAAGGTGAATCAGATATTGCAAGTTGGAAATTCGCGAAGCTGGCAGAAAGTGAGGAATAAACATGGAGAGATTAACAGAGCGGACAGCGGATGGAATCTTAGTAAAAGAGAATTACGAGAAAGAATCCTTAAAAACCTTGTATTCGTGCTATGGCGAAAAGCCTAATTCATATTATTCCAACTGCGAAGAAGGTTATTGCGCAATGGAGAAGTTAGCGGATTACGAGGATGCAGAGGAGTAGGGATTACTTCTGCGGTTGCCGTGTGGAATTGGCTCAGATGTATATATAATTCCTAGCAAAATCAATTATGAATTAAATATTTTAAGTCTGCACCCGGAGAACAACAAAGTTTATCATCAGAAAGTAGCCTTGATTACTTTTACAGAAAAAGGATGGTACATGGAGTGTGATAAGGATCGAGAATATGCAACAGACCGAATCCTGTCAGAAAAAATGTACAAGGAAACCTGGTTTTTATCACAAGAGGAAGCCGAAGCCAAGCTGAAAGAAATGAGAGGTGGAGAGAATGGATAAATTTCTTAAAAGCGTAAGCGAGCGAGACTTTGATAGAAGAATATCGGAAGTCGTTGAAATGCTTGAGGAAAAACAACTCTACGGAACTATCAGTTTGATAAAAGATTTGAAATATTACCTTGACTTAGCCACAAAAGAAAAAGCACACACTTGTAACTGTCAGCACAAGGGCAATTCAAGAGATAACGAGCCTTGTTGCAGATGTGATGGTAACCACACCAATGCCGACAGGATAAGGAATATGTCGGATGAAGAGTTAGCAGATTATCTATCAACCGTAACAAGTGACACTATATGTGGAAGTTCATGGGATTATGATGGGTGGATTAAAGAGCTTCAATCAGAAGCGGAATAGGAGAGAGTATGGAAGATAGATACTTATTCAAGGCAAAAACCGGTAATGGATATTGGACTATAGGATTTTTACGTTGCAAAGATAATAAATGGTATATAAACAATGCAGGCTCACCATTTGCATATGAAGTAAGACCAGATACAATCTGCCAATGCACAGGCTTAAAAGACAAGAACGGCAAACTGATCTGGGAGAATGATATTGTTGACTTCTTAGGGCATAAAGGGACTGTCGTATTTGAATGTGGCAGTTTTGGCATTGCATATAAAACACCTATAGATTGGAATGGAATAGAAGCAAATATTAAGCCAATAACCGGTTGCGATAATCGTTTATATGTTTGCGAAAATGATAATTATATATCATTGTGGGAAATCTATTGGAATTTTAATGATGAGGATGATTCGGTAAACACAGTAGAGGTTATCGGCAACATCTTTGACAATCCGGAATTGTTGGAGGTGTAGGCATGACGGAGAATGAAGCAATCGAGATTGCGAAAGGCGGTGGAATAGATGCGAAAACCGATTCCTAAATCCGTAAGGAAACAGGTGTATGCGAAATACAATGGGCATTGCGCTTATTGTGGCTGTGAAATACCGGAGAAAGGCTTCAACGTAGACCATTTACATTGCCTTAGAAATTATGAATACACAGAAATAGACGTGCATGATATAAAAAATCTTATGCCGTCCTGTGGTTCGTGCAATCGGTATAAGTCAACGATGGACTTAGAGGACTTTAGAAAAGAGCTGCAAAAAATACCAGACCGGCTGAAAAGAGATGTGTGTACATACAATATAGCCTTGCGGTATGGCATGGTGCAGGAAAACAGAGAGCCGATAAAGTTCTATTTTGAGAAGGCGGGTGAAGAGGATGCCAATCAAGCCAGAAAATAAGAAAAGATATCCGGCAAATTGGAAGGATATCCGAAAAGACATTCTCAAGCGGGCGGATAATAAATGCGAATTCTGTGGAATTGAGAATTATACTATCCGCGAAAATGGCTCAAAAGTTGTCTTGACAATAGCACATTTAGATCATACACCGGAAAATTGCGATTATAGCAATCTTAGAGCGTTGTGTCAGAAATGTACATTGTGCTATGAGACAGAGAATGATGACGAATATCTGTGCTGTGCGACAAGAAAACTTTTGCCAGACGGAGCAAAGCCAGATTGGTGTCCGCTCCGGGAACTGCCGGAGAGGAAAGAAACTCATACGGTGTTAGAGCTGAATTCTATCGGTCGATGGACAGAAGGCGTGAAGGCTGGCTTCAATATCTGTCTTGATGAAATTTTAGAAGAAAGAAAGGAATAACGAATCCTCGGTAAACCGAGGTTGCAACTTAAAGGTTTATGGATTTATTAAAAGTAGGTGAGAGCGAATGAGTGGTGGAAGTTGGAATTATTTGTATTGTAAAGATGTTGACGAGCTTATGAATGGTTCGTCAACAGAATTACTGCAAGATATGGCCGACAGATTGAACAGTGCAGGTTTTGAAGATGTGGCTAAAGATACACAAAGATTAGTTGAGTATATCAAGTCGGCAAGTATACGAATAGAAACACTTTTTGAAGCACTTAGTCCTGTATTTAAGGCTGTTGAATGGTTTGATAGCGGAGATTGGGGCAAAGAAGTTCTGAATAATGAGGTGCTTAAATATCGAAAGTCTAATCTTGATAGTTACAGCAAGGCTATTGATGATTTGACTGCTAACATCACTGAACGTTTTTCCGGAATAGCTATGTCAAGCGGATTACCAACCGAGGGCGCAACTTGGGAAAATGCCATAAGACAAGTAAAGCAGATAGCACAACAGTTGAAAGGAGCGAAACAGAGTGAAGATTTTAAGCAAGAAGAAATACAATAAGCCCATTGAAGATTTTAGGAGAAAAACAGATGGAAAATAAACATACAATGTCAGACCTATATCAGATGCAGTCGCTTCCGCTTTCTGCAAAAATAAGCATGACTGCACGTAGAATAGATGAATGGGTTAATGAATTTGGCGAATATGGCGTGTATCTGTCATTTAGTGGGGGTAAGGATAGCACAGTTTTAGGACACATAATCAGAGAGGTTTGCGGATATAAAAATATTCCTTTTGTGTTCGTGGATGTACCGACACAATATCCAGAGTTAAAGAAGTTTGCACAGACATTCGATAATCTTGTGATTTTAAAACCTAAGATTTCATTTGCAGAAGTTTGCGAAAAGTATGGATTTCCGCTTTTTGGAAAAGAAATTGCAAACTGCATAGATGGCGCGAGAAGATATGTAAAATGTCTTGACGGCAAAAATAACAGCAACATAATCTCGACAGACAGACAGACAGTTCCATATGCTTGCTATATGGCAGACCTGCTAGGAATAGACAGGAGGGTAAACAAAGGCAATGCAGATTATCAAAGTTTGCAGATGGGAGTTATCCCTAGTGGTTCAAAATACCGCTTAGATAGGTTAAATGGCGTTTTACTCGACAATGATGGCAAAAAGTCACAATTTAATATGGAGAAATATAAATTTACCCTTGACGCGTCATTCGATATCAGCGACAAGTGTTGTGATTATCTCAAGAAAGAACCAGCACACGAGTATGAAAAGAAAACAGACAGAAAGCCAATTACAGCAACTATGGCGGCAGAAAGCAAGGTAAGGACACAAAAATGGCTACAAGATGGGTGCAATGCATTTGATTGCAAAAGACCGCATAGCAAACCTATGTCATTTTGGACTGACCAGGATGTGTTACTTTATATTAAAGAGAATGCGAAAAGCATGATTGAAGTCAGAATGAGCGATGACAAGATGTTTTATGGAAATAGGATTGTATACAAGAAAACAGGAGCGAGTGTCGAAAATACCGAATTTTATTTTCCAATATGTTCTGTTTATGGAGATGTGGTTACAGATTATGAAGCTATGGGGCAATGTGAAAATCAGATGTCATTTGCGGATTTTGGGATTTTTGACAAAGAAATACCATTGCTGAAAACAACAGGATGCCAAAGAACAGGTTGTGTACTGTGCGGATTCGGATGTCACTTAGAGAAAGAAAGCAGATTTTTAAGGCTGAAAGAAACACACCCTAAATTCCATAATCTGCTATATATCTTGAAAAACAATGGCGTGACATACGCAGAAGCTATTGATTGGGTTAATGAACACGGAAATATGAACATTAAATATTAATTAAATCTTAGGAGAAATGGCTTATGAGGTTTACAAAATTCATTAAGCCAGAACTTGAACACATTAAAGAAAATGCCAATTTCACGGAAGAGGAAGAGAGGATTTTCTCTCTTCTCTGCCGTGGTTTTTCACAAAAGCAAATATCCACAAAAGAAAATCTATCGCTAAGAACGATAGAGTACAGAGTGAGAGATATAAAAGATAAAATAGAAAGAACGGGGGTATTTGATTGGATGAAAAAGAACTGTTGAAATATGCCGTTGATAGTGGTATTCTCGACATAGCACTTGTGCAGAAACAAGTCACTATGCAAAAGAGAGAAAAATTACTCAACAAAAACCCTTATAAAATCTATCAAGGAAAGGATGAGAACTGGTACTCATATCTGCCGGATGAAGTAAAAGGCAGGCGTAAAATCAAGGCAAAGCGCAGAGAAGCGGTCGAGCAGAAGATCGTTGATTATTGGAAAGAAAAAGAGGATGACCCTACAGTAGAAGAAATCTTCAATCGTTGGATTTCACAAAAGCTAGAACTTGAAGAGATAAGCAGAGCAACCTATGACAGATACTTAATGGACTTTCAGAGGTACTTTGATGGCATCAAGGATAAGAAAATCAAAAGTGTAGACGAATGCGACCTTGAAACTTTTATACGAAACAGCATCCATGATTTCGACATGACTTCCAAGGCATTCTCAAACTTTCGGACACTGATTTATGGAATCTTTAAGTATGCCAAGCGGAAGAAGTATGTCAAGTTTTCAATTACATACACGTTGAAAGACATGGATATATCGCCAAAAGCATTTAAGCACGTAGTTCGGCAGGCAAAAGACCAAGTATATATGCCGGATGAAAAGGAACGCATGGAGATGTACTTAAGGAATCACTTGGATATCGTAAACCTTGGATTGCTATTCATGTTTAAGACAGGAGTCCGCGTCGGAGAATTGTCGGCATTAAAGCGGAAAGATGTTGAAAACTACACGGTTGCTATCAATTCTACAGAGACTCGTTATCGTGATGATGATGGCTTTCACTATGAGGTCAAAGATTTTCCGAAATCAGAAGCCGGATTGCGATTTGCTATATTGCCGGATAAGCACAAATGGATTCTTGATGAAGTACGAAAGAGAAATCCCTTCGGGGAATATCTATTTGAGAGAGATGGAGAACGGTTGAAATCCTACAACTTTCGTGAACGTTTGCGGTATATCTGCGAACATGAACTGCGAATGAAAGTGAAATCTCCGCACAAAATCCGAAAGACATACGGAAGTATTCTTCTTGACGGGAAAGTGAAGGAGTCCACAATCCTTGATACTATGGGGCATACAGACATTAGTTGCACAAAAGATCATTATTATTTTGATCGTACCGGAATTGAGGAAAAGAGACAGGAACTTGACTTAATTGAAGCATTATGAGTCCCTAGTACTCAAAGGTACTCAAAGAAAAATTGAAAGAATGGCTATTTTAAGCCGTTTCAAGACAATTACTTTAGGGTTCGATTCCCGTACGGACTGCTGAGTTATAAATCCAGTGTTTATACAGATTCTTAGGAAGCTGTTGTAGGCACTGGATTTTTGTTTTTTATACGATCATACAATATGTGTACGTTAGTCGGGGTTGGAGTTGCATCATTGACTAATGTACAGTATAAAGTTAAAAACAGCTGACTTGAAAAAGTAAATTCCAGTGCAAGAGTAAATTCCATCGGCTTTTAAATTTTGCTGATTTTGCAGGAGTTT